GTCTGCTGTTACAGCATTATCAGCTATTTTAGCTGTTGAAACTACTCCATCTGTAATATCACTAGCAGTTAAAACCTTATCTGCTGGTTTAGAACCTATATACATCTTACGTTATCTCCATAATGGATAAAGTCGCATCAATTTTTGCTGATACACTGCAATCAATTTTAAGTAAGTCAGTTGTTTGTAGAACTAACTTTGAGCCGTTTAAGACCTCTAAAGAACTTCCTTGAGGTATACTCACGTCTTTGCATACTAAAGTATCTACATTCGTTTCTGTGTCTACTGTGTTTGAACTCATCTTAACACTAGCGGTTACAGAAGTAGAATGAACATTACAAAGTATCAATCCAAGAACTACTGTAGTAGTTGAACTTGGAACTGTATATAATGTGTCAAACGTTCCTGCTGATGCAGGCATAGCATCATTTGATTTGATTTTAAAATTATTTGCCATTTTTTATTTTCTCCTTGATTAATTAATTATCCTAAAGCGATTGCCAAAGCTGTTGGGTCTGTTGCGTTAATTGTTAATGTTTCGTCTCCACCATCATTGGTTTCAACTATTGTAATTGCTGTACCTGCTGTAAATTTATTTAAAAGATAGTCAGGTGTGGTGTCGTTAGAACTTACTCCTGCTTTAACGTCTGTATCAGCAGTAATAGCGTTCCAAGAACTTCCATCATAATATTTTAATGCGTTTGATGTGGTATTATAAACTAAGTCTCCCTCATCAAGACTAGAAGCTGGGTCTGAACTCGCAATTCTGTATCGATTTGCAAAAGTATTTACATCTGCAATATTAGTAGCAACTGTCGCAATATTATTTGTTGGTGTAATTTGTCCTGCTACTGTAGCAATATTAGCTACAACTCCACTTGCTCCAAGAGTGTCCATGTTTGTAACATTTCCTGAAGTTGCCAATAAATCCATATCGGTAACAACTGCTGAAGTTCCGAGTAAATCTAAATCTGTAATAACTGCTGAAGTTCCAAGTAATCCCATAGCAGTTACATTTGCTGACGTGCCAAGAAGACCCATAGCTGTTACATTTGCTGAAGTAGCCAGTAAATTCATGTCGGTAACAATATCTGCTGTTCCCAATGTGTTCATATCTGTAACTGCATCAGCAGTACCAAGTCGTCCAATTTCAGTTGCTTTTCCTGCAACAACGCCAATATCAGTTGCGTCTCCTGCAACTGCTGTAACATCACTGGAAATTCCTGCTACTGTAGTTATGTTTGCTGATATAGGTGCTAACGTATTAATGTTAGCAATTACTGCTGAAGTTAAATATGTATTTTCTAAATAATTCTTTGTAACTGCGTCTTGTAAAGCCGTAGGGTCAGCTACATTTTTAATTCTTTTACTTTGAGCGTCCCAATTGAAATCGGCTATATCAAAAATAATTCTATCATTCGCTTCATCAACAGCTTCTTGACCCATATAAAATGCTTGAGTTGAATCTGTATCTAAATCATTTTCTGTTAAAACTGAACCTGCCGCATAGTCAACTAATCTTGAAGTTTGACTTGTGGTTCTTTTAATTTGGATTGAAGTTAAATTTCCAGGTGGAGAAGTGAAAGTTATTTGAGTCCCTGCACCATTCCATGTGAAAGCAGTTGTAGCTACACCATCAATAGTAACTGTTATGTCCGATTGGCTTCTGTAAGGGAAGCTTACTGCATAAGTGTCAGTTGAACCATTGCCTGTATATCTTATGAATGAGTTAGCCATTTATCTCCTTTTTTCCTATATCCTTCTAATATGGGTACTCTTTAGGGTCTTTCAGGCAATGTAGTATCGCCTATCTTCCTAATTACGTTTTGAATACCCAAAGTATTCTGAAATATTAATAGTTGCATTAATTTATTGTATTGAGACTCTGAAAAATCATAGTCTTTATCCCATAGAGACTTCATTGAAGCCCCAATTCCTTTAAAACCTTTATTCCATAGCATATCATAAGTTGGATTACCTTCTATAATATTAGTTGCTAATCCTGTTGACCGATAGTGAAAGAAAGGGTCTCCCCCTAATAATTGTGTTCCACTATCTATGAATGCTGGAAGTATTGAAGCAAAGGCTGACCGTTGAAAGCCCATCTTTGCTAGACTCTTTATCAAATCTGCGTTAGTTTTACCGAATCTTTTTTCATAATATTCTTTTTTATCTCTTTTGCCCATTAAAAGCATTTGTGCTTGTATCTGAGCATATCCTGCCATAATCGCAAAGAACATTGAAGTCATAAATCCCATATAAGCCTGGAAGTCACTCATCTTAATTCCGTGCAATAAATGTTTTGTATAAGCAGTCATCATAAATCCTCTGAATTGATACATCATTTTTCCTAAAGTAGAGTCTACTCCAAGAACTCCTTTTCCAGGGATTCTATAAAACATTTCTCCAATATCATTTTCTTGGATAGTTCTTCTACCCCAACGATTCATAGATATAGCTAAAGCATTTGCTGCGTCCTGGTCGTCCCATCTATCTAAATTCATTTTTCTAATTTTTCGTTTAGTAAATGCACCGTCAAAAGTATCTGAATGTTCTTTGAGTTGTTGTAAAATTCTTTTGTGCATAGAATCAGAAATTCCTATGTCTCTTAATCTTTGACCAGACATTACTCTTCCTTTATCAAAAGCTTCATCTAAATATCTTTGCATAATGCCTTTGATAGCTATTCTTTTCATAGCTTGGTTTACTAAGTGCATACCAGAAATATCTGCTGTAAATCTATTTGCGTAATCTAATCCTCTTTCAAGTTTTTGATATTTTGTTTTTATAGCTGCCATTCGAGAGCCAAATTCATCTGTTTGATTGGCTACTTGTTGGATTAATCTTTCACTCCCAAAGCCACCAAATAATACTTCAGCTTCTCTAATAAATTCATCATCTATATCACCATTTTTTAAACGCTTCATCATACGTCTAAGTTCAGGTATATGTCTTATACTTTGCCTTAAACCTACATTAGCAACTAAAACTCCAATTTCAGCTATCTGAGCAAAACCTACTTGACCCATAATTCTAGAAAAATTCCACTTACGCATAATTCTTCCAAAAACTCCAAAGCCTTTATCATATCCTTCTTCTAAAGGTTTTCCTACTAGCCAATCATAGCCACTTTGTAATGCCCCTTTTTCATTTAATCTTGCACTTTCATTATATAAATCTGGTGTTTCTCTTTTAATCTTATCCCATTCTTTATCAATGTTTCTCATCATTGACTCCCAATCAGATGAAGACCTAAAACCTCTTTGTGCTAAAGCAATTTGTCCAGTCATAGTATTAGCATAATTTAGAAATAAAAGTTCTGAATCATTTTCAAGAAAATCTGAAACAGACATTTTACTGTCTGAAAAAGTTTCATCTAATTTAACTCTTCTACTTCTAAAGAATTTATTTGTGCCACCTTTTGCACCTGTTGGAAATAAAGAACCAATAATTTGATTTATTTTTGTAGGTTCTAAATCTGTTGTCTCTCTTAAAATTCTATCAAGGTCTGCTGCTTTCGCATTAAAGATATTACTTATATTTATAGTTGCATTAGGTTTTCCATATCTTACCACATCTAAAATATATTCAGCAATTTTTTGATTTTCTTTTGCGTTAACACCACCTCTCATAGCCCTAACTAAGAAATTAACCACTTCTTTATGTCCAAATTTTTCAACAAGTTCACTTAATTTTCTAGCTGACCAAACACGACTTATATATTTAAAGCTTTCTTCAATATTTTCAGCACCTCTTACTCCTGCATTTTTTGCATTTTTTAAAAGTTCTCTATATAAATGTCTTTGAGCATCTGCCATTTTTTGAACAGCAGGACTATCAATTTTCTCTCCTCTAATTGCCCTAGTAACCAATTCATTAAATTCACCTCTTTTAGTATTTCCGTATATATTAAAACCTTTTAATTTATTTTCTTTAAGCCAAGCGTTATGTTGGGATATTCTCTCTTTATAGAATAATGTTCTTGTTTTATTAAGTTCATGGGTTTTATGTTGAGACATAGTTCTTGCTCTAACCCAATCTTTACCTTTTCTACCAATTCCTTCATATAAAATATTAGAAATACCTCTTGTTATTTTACTGATAGACATATCTGTTACTGAAGCTCTATCAAATCTAAACCATTTCCAATATTTATCTCCTTTGCCAAATGCTGAAGTACCTTTTTCTGCTGCGTCTTCTAAATGTTTAGCCATGTGTTTCATATAAAGAAAACTCATAGCGTCCATTTCATCAGCACCTTCGTGGGCTACGCCATTTACTTTTAGTGATTCTTCTATATTACATTCTGCCATTTTTAATTCCTATATTCTTCCACATTTAATTACTTTACCATCTTTAGTAACAATATATTTATCTTTACCATCAGGCATTCTAATTTCAATATTTCCGTCTGCTCTTCCAGTTGTTCTTTCAAGAATAGTTTTATCATATTTCAGAGCCGCTTCATCATACTCATCTTGAGCAGTTGTTTTAACTTTCTTATATTTTTTATTTCCTTTTTCAGTAAGTTTTAAACCTGAATCATCTATTAATTCTTTTTCTTTTGCATTTTTTAAATCATCTACAGCTTTAGTAAATGCCGCTTCATCTTCATCAATTTTAGTTTTTCTAATTCCTCTTATAGTTCCACCTAAAACAAATCCAGCCGCAGTCGCTATTAGAACATCATCTAAATCTAGAGTAGGATTCTGTGTTACTAAAAATCCTTCTATAGCTGCATTGGTTGTTGCCGCAGCAAAACCACCTCTAATAATTCTTTGAAGACGATTTGCTTTGTTCATAATAATTGCTGGAGCCATAAGCCCATCTGTTGCAATTGCTGCCATAATTGCTGTAGGGTCAAAAATAGCTGCAAGAAGTCTTGCTGTAACTCCTGTTACTACTCCGTGTGACATTAATACTTTTTCTACTTTTTGAACATCAAGATATTTATTAGCTAAAATTTTCATTTCAGGTAAAGTCTTTCCTGACTCTATAATTTCAGCATGAAACTCAGGATTAACACCTTTTAATATTTCACTCGTTTGTTCTTTGTTAGGAACAAAATCACTTATTGTCCACTCGTGGTTAGGATTTAAGTCTTCTCTATCAGCGTGTTTCAAAAGCCAAGAAGTAACAAATTCCATATCCATTGCCGCTTTCCCAATATCCCATAGACTGGTTTCTTTTTCTAATTCTTTTTGATAATCTTCATTTGCTTTATCAATATTAAATTGGTCTACCTTAGATACAAACGGAACATCAGGTAATGGTTCTAGAAAAGTAGGATTTTTATGTCCTTCTAAAGGGTCATATTCTTGTAATTCTAAATTCTGCTTTTCTATTTCTGCTCGTATATCATCATCATTAGCGATTCTAAAAGTTTCTTTTGAATTTCTAAAAAGTTCTTCATTCTCAGCTTTATCTTCTTGTTCTTCTAAATATTCATTTTCAATCTGTTCTAATTCAGTTTTGCCTTCAACTTTATATTTTTCATTAATACCTTGTAAGTCTGAAATAAAATTTGTTAAGAAATTTCCAGCTTGGTCTATATCTGTTGATTTTACTCCTGTAACTTCTGAAACAGAATCAACTGAATCTCTTATAGCTTGTTCATCAATAGTAGTAAGAGATTCTATAGCTTTAAGTTGTTCACCTTCAGTTAACTTTTTTTTAGCGAACTTATTTAAATATCTAGCTTCTCTTAATCTTCTAGATGAATAACTGTCTCCAAAATTCATTAAGTTAACTGAAACTGCATTCCAATCACCACTTGTAGCTTGTTTCCAAAAGTTAGGCGTTGCTTTTTCTAAGTTACCATATTGAAAAGCTACACTTGCTAAAACAGTAGCTTTACCTTGGTCTAATTCATCAAAAGATGTTCCTGTAGCATTTGTCCAAGCAGTTTTAAGTTTAGCTAATTCTGTACTTTTAGCGAACTCATTTATTATTTTAGCCTGTTCATCATTTACATTTAAATTTCCAGCAATTTCTTCTGCTTGTACACCTGTAAATCCTAAGAAAGGCTTTAATAGTTCTATAATTTCTTTAGGCAATCCTGTTAAATCATTTTCATTTCTTTGACCTAAATCAAAACCAGAAGCTATAGTTACACCTGATTTAGAATTTTTTGCGTCAGGTACATAACCTTTAAGTTTATACCCTTCTTGTTCTAAAATAAAATTCCAGTCTATATTACTCATTATTTATTCTTCTTTTTGTTGTAAAGTTTTTCATTAAAAGTTGTTATTTCTTCTATTGCTTTTAGTTCTTTTTCAGAAAGATTTTTTAAGTCTTCCATATCTTTATCATCTAATAGCTTTAATATTTCTGCATTTTTTTCTATATGTGCTTTATTAATTCCATTTTCAGCTAACATTTTACTTAAAGAATTTTCTCCGTCTCCAAATACTTCAGCATAGGTAAAAGCAAAAGCTTTACCATCTACTTGTGCTGGAAGTTTACTATGTCGTTCCATAACCACATACATATTACCAAACCAAGGTGCTAAAACTAAATCATCTTCATTATAATACTCATATTTATCTTCAATTATTTTTGAAATCTTTTGTGATTTTTTTGTCAACTCATCTTCTAATGCTTTATTTCCATTAGGCATTTTTCGTCTATTCCAAAGAATACCATCTATAGAAATATGAGAGTCTATAACCATATCAGCCGCCATTTTATATGCTTCGGTTTCAGAAACTCCTGTTATTACGAAAATTTTAGCTATACGCATAGCTTGTTGTACTAAAGGAAATGTTTGCGTTTTGTCGTCCCAAGCATTATCTTTTTCAGATTCTATACCAAATGTATTAAAATGGTCGTCAATTGAATTTCTCATAGTATCTATATTATCTACAGTCTCAAATTGTTTTACATAGTCATCATCATTAATAAACTGCCACATTTTTGCTACAGCTTGATTGACTTTCATTCCATTTTTTTCTAAGACTAAAACACCTTCATAGAATAATTCTTCTCTTCCAGTTAAATAGTCAGCTTTAGGATTATTGTCTTGTCCTAATCTTTTTAATTTTTTAAATCTATTGTAGCCAATCATAAAGTTTTCTACATTATCAATGTCGAAAATATTAGTATTGTTAATAACTCCTAATCCGTGTTCTAGTTCTTCTTTCCATGGAGTAAAGACTTTAGAATTTTTAGACATAATACTTGCGATATATGAATCAATTCTAATTTCTTTCTTAAATGGCGGTAAGTTAGGATTATTATTATTATAAGCTAAAGCTTCTTGTTCTACTAAAGCAGTTATCTTTTTAAGTATATTAGTTTCAGCTAATTTCTTTTTAGCGTCAGAAATATTTTTACCATTATAAACACTTTTGTGTGCTACTCCTTCAAAATACATTTGTTCTACATTTGTATTATCAAGCATAGTTTTTTGTTTCTTTAGAAGATGTTGCCAAATTTTTCTTGCTTGAGTTTGATGAACTAAATCATCTTTAAAAGAAGGGAGCAATTCTTTATTTTTAGTAACTCTTTGTTTTATCAACATATCTTTAATAGACAATAATTCAAGTGGATTAACTGTAGTTTGAACACGTTCTTCTAAGAAATTTAGAATAAGTCTGTTAGCTTCTTCAGCTAATAAAAATCCTTTACCATTTTTATTTCCTTTTGAAGTAGTAGAAGTTTTATCTTGATACCATAATTGAATGGCAGTCCATCTGTCTTCAGGTTTCGTATTGTCCCAAGCGTGAGTTAACTGTGTATGAGCTGCACTTCGTTTTTCTAAATTTAATCGTTCAGAGTCAGCAACTAATTTTTTATCTTGGAAATCTAATTGAATTTTTTGAAAAGCTTCAGTATAAGCACGAACATAAGAAGTAGATTTTTCTGAGAAATCTCTTTGTACATTTTCAAATTCTTTGTCTAAATCAACGTCAGCAAAGGTTAATCCTGTTTCTGTAGAATTACCAATAGTTTTATAAATATTTTCTGAAATTGCGTCACCATCATCAAGAGCGTGAGTAATTGCAAAATTAGTATCTATAACAGCTTTCGCCCAATATTTTTGTAAGCCTTCAACTTTAGGGTCATTCTTTTCAATTAATTTTTGAATGTCATCAGGGTTAGTAATCCCTTCCATTTTAAGTTTATCAAATACTGCTTGAGCATTCTTTTGGTCTTCACTTTTCTGTGCTGTAACATATTTACCCATAGTCACACTAAAACTATCGAGAGCATTCGCTATTTCTCCAAGTTCTGTTTTTCTAGGAGTGCTAGGTCTTCCAGCAGACGTACTTTGATAATATACATTTTTTACTGGTGATTTATATGCCATTGTTTATCCTATGCTGTTTGTTTTGTATTTATTTGATATTGTAAACCTGCTTCAGCCACTCCAATAGCTAATCCAAGTTTAGTTGGTTTATAAGGAACAGGTAAGTCGTTGATAGTTCTTTCATACGCACCAAAAGCTTCTAGTTCTTTTCTGTTTAAATCTATCATATCTCTATCGTAAGCTACAGCTACGTCCATGTGGTCTGTTTCATGTTCAGTTCCAACATCTTTCATAATAGATGAAGCGTTCCCTACATTTAAATTTAGTTGTGTAGCCATTTCATTTATTTTCTCAATCTTTGCTCTTACAGTTTCTCTAACTTTTTCGGAGACAGCTTCACCTTTTTGATAATCAATTTGACCATAATCTTCATGCAGACCTCTACTAGCGTTTTTCTTAGCGACTGTATTAGCTGCAACATCTGTTCGATATTTAGTCTTTGCGTCTTGATAAGCCGCATACTTGCCCATAATTTGAATACCTGCAAGTGCTGCTTCTGGTGAACACATATTATTTTATCTCCTTTAACATTAATTTAAATTTCCTTTTTTCATATCCATACGGTAGTGTTTCTATATGCTTGAATTTTAAAAATTCTAACCATTTAATTGATACTGTATTTCTTTCATCTATATAATTATATAAATATTTATAATCTTGTCCCATTTCTTCTACCCATTTAGGGCATTCACGTAAAAACTGTAGGGTATGGTTTATTAATTCTTCACTAGATAATAACCAAGCAATCCCAAAATCTTTTGTTTCACATGGAACAACCCCAAACATACCAATAACTCCTTCTTCCTTTGTTCCTATAATAGAAAAAGTTTTATGTCTTAATTTTGTAAATGGATATAATAATCCCCCTAAAGGGGTTATATTGTTAGACGCTTTAATTTCATCAATGTCAGCTTTCCGTACTTTCGGCGCTAACCTATGAGCGTCTTCTGGTGTTGCTATTCTAACATATTTTTCCATTTAAATTCTATTTGAGCGTCTAAAGTAAAATCCTTCTATTTCTGCTGATATAAAGTGACAAGGTAAATGCGAATTATTTTTTAATAAACAAGTAAACCCTGTATTCTTTGATTGTATTGGTATTTTATAAGTACCACTATCAATATTCGGTTGTCCAATAACAGCACCAGAACTATTAATAACAGTTCCACTCATATCATACGTTGTTGTTGCTCTTCCATTAGGCGTAACGTCAGCCTGAAAAAATCCTGTATTCTCATAATTAACTTCCAATTGTCGTATTTGATAACGACCTGAAGTTAACGACATAATTCCCCCTGTCGGTAAAGTCTCTCTAATATAAGGAGTAGAAAATTGATATGTTGAATCATAAAATGAACCAAACACACAAGATGTATGATTACCTTTTACTTTTTGTGTTGTTCCTGAACTTGAAGCGTCAATCTCAACATTAGAACCTTTAACTGTTTCAACGGCTCTTAATGTTTGATTAACACTATATGGAATAGTAAATGTAGTTAAATCTGTTGCACTATCATAAACTCCTGTTAATGCACTTGTTCTAAAATCCATGTGTAAATTATGTGTTAATGAACCATACGAAGGATTTCTTAAATCTATTTTTAATAATTTTGTATTTTTATTTTCATTAACAACAAGATATAAATTAGCGTCAAAAGCTTCAGCCGATAAGATTTGACAATTATTCAAAGTCCAAGTTGACCAAGAAGATTGTACTTTTTTATCAGCGTCAAAGAAATACTTATAAACATTTAAAGTATTTGCATTAGTTGAAGTTACAGCACTTCCAGGTGTATAAGCTGTATTATTTACAGCGTCTAAAGTGTCGTGTGTTAATACAAATAAAGTATCTTCAACATTATTTGAAACTAGTTTGAAAGCATTATCAGGAATTAATGTTTGAACTCCAATAGTTACATCTATTCCATCATTTGTTAATGTATCATCATCAGCAAAATATTCCTGTACTGCTGTTTTATCATTTCTATTTTGAGCAAAGTAAACAAATTTACCTGCTGATTTAGGTGCAACTTTTGTTGCGTGACTAAATTGACTTGTTTTAGTCAATACAGCCGTTGTTGGTGTTACACTCTCTCCTGAAGATTCTAAAATATATTGTGACTCTGCTGAAAATAATAATAACTGTTCATTAAAGTCTATAGAATTATAAAGTTTATTAACGGTTGTTCCTGCCGCAGCAATATCAATAGGGTCAGTATCTAAAACATCTGTACCTGTTGTTGCGTAGAAATTATAATAAGCTGCATTTTCAGATAGTATTAAATTTTGATTTGAAATAAGTCCTAATCTGTTTTGGAAGAAAGTTAAATTATTAATTACTTGTCCTACACAACTTGGTGCTGAGTTTGTATCTTCATCACCACATACTCTATTAGTATAAGTTTGCTTATCCATACTAAATGTTCCGTCATTATTATTAATTAAAGCAAATGGCATTGTTGAATCATCTAATCCAACTTTAACACCTGCCCCAACTGTTTCACTCCATACACCGTTGCCAGTAAATTTTACATAGTAATCTGAAAGTGTATCACCTTCATCACCTGTAATTTGTAATATCATATCTGTTTTTGCATAGTAAGGTAAGTCTGCAAAATCATTTATAGAAT